CCCAATTTACATAGAGGTTCGAAAGCGTAAAACCGCCTCCGTCGAATGTTCCCTCAAACTCCGTTCCGTTTTGTCCAATAGGGTCAAACCCATTATATGTTCCGGGTTCTCCGGCAATCGGATGCGCCTCTTTACTGTCCGAGCAGTCGATGTCATTCAACAAGACACAATCATCAGAAAGATGACTCTCCATCGCTTGTAAGTGAACGTATGTTGATATATTATAAGTAGCCATATTAGAACGTCAGATTTAATAAATTTGGATAGTCTTTTATTTGTGTCGAATCGCCGGATGTTCCAGATAGCGCTCCAGCATACACACACCTGTTTTCAAAGAAAGTAACGGACGCCGGATACCCACGGACCGCTGACCAAGCACCTTCGTTCCATTTTACTGTTTCCGAAGTTGAGGCCAGCTTTGAATAGACTTCCACGACAGCATTATAGGAATCGCCAACACCGACAATCTTTACAATACCAGCTTCTAAGGGTTCGTCAATACTGAAATCAACTCTCCCGTCAGCAGACATACCGGAAGCGTCTATTCGATGCTCTGTTATGTCAGAATCTTCAACATAGGATTTATTAATATTTTGGTAAGCATGAGCACTTGATTTATAGCTATATAATTCTTCCCAATCGCCTTCGTTTTCACGGCGTTTCCAAATAACTTCGCCCGTCCATGTTCCGCGTGTCAATAAGTTATAGGTTCCTTTTCCGTGAATGATTGACGTTGTACCCGTTCCTGAAACCGAAACACTTTTAATCGTTCTTGCATGAGATAGTTTAAATAAAGCGTTAATATGTTGTGGCAAGAAAACAGCCGCCGTAGCGACTAATGAACCGTACTGCCCTTGTTCTGTGACCGTACAGCTTAACGTTGTAATACTTGGATTATCAGGATCTAGATAATCATTCCGTGTTAGAAACGGCCCATTTCTGAAATCAATTTCTGTGAGCGTAAATGTATAAGCGCCCGTTCTCTTTAATTTTCTTGGCGCATAGTTCGGATGAACAATCCAAACCACATCGCCAATCTGTTTATATTGAAGTTCGAATAAATCGGCCGATTCATAAGGGGTTGTAATAACAACTTCTTCGCTGGAATCATTCGTTAATACTTTGTCACCATAATAGAATCGCATATATAAATCGCCAAGTTCAATCTTATAAACCACCGATGAACTATAAACAAATGGCATCATAGCAACGATGGTTGCAGAACCATAAGATGTAGCGATATATCCAAACCCCGGACGTTTCGTAGCACATCCATACTTTTCGGGGATAAGATTTTCAAGACGACGACACCCGGCACGAAACTTTTCAGTATCGACACGAACATCCACCTTCGGCGAAAGGATGCCTGAATTGAATGACACGATGGCTTGATTGGTACTCATAGATTGATTATCCTCGGTTGAGCATTAGTGTCCGTTTCCAATGGAAAGTCATTATGAACGGTTTGCTGGTCAACGATCAGCGTGTCCACGTTAGCATCCACCACGGCAATTTCAGCACTAACAACGGAAGCAGTAACATCAGGAAGGTATTCGCCTTGAAACAAGACACCATTGGTATCGGACACGATGCAAATATCGCCAGCGGCAATGTCACCATTAGTAGCTGTGTAATATCCTGTCGCTGCGATTTCAGGAAGTGATGTAGCCGGAGCTGTTACTTCTGTTCCGTCTGGATTGTAAACGGCGTAAGTTAATGTTTGTCCTGTAAGATAACCAAGTTTGATTTCATTTGCCACGTCATACCCTTATGCATCAATGAGGAAACCAAAAAGATGTATCGTATTTGTAGCACCACCACCGGCCACTGTTACATCAACTTTAATAACTTCACCAGCGGTATATCTTGTAAGCACACTAACAGAACCTACGGTTGTGGCCGTATCAGTAACGGGGGTGATTATAGTATACTCGCCAGCGGCATCGAGTTCATCAAGCGCAAGGTCCGCCCCGCCAATGCCATTAGCACCAAGCCAGTTGTCCCAAGTCCCCGTAACTCCGATAGTAATATCGGACTCTACTGCATCTGCCCCAGCAACCACTATTGCCTTTGTTACAATACAGGTTTTCCCCGTTGGCACAGTATAAAGTATCGTCTGCCCTGTTGCCGCAAATGACACCGTTGTTGTACTTAATAATGCTTCTGCTATTTCTTTTAAATCAGCCATGATAAACCTTTCTTATGAGCCGAATCTGGCCCGATTAAAACTGTCGTAACCAGACGTGTTATTTTCTTGACTCGCAATCACTCTTGCCCTTGCTTCGGCGGTTCGTAATTCTTCACGCAATTCGTCTTTAAATCTCTGTGATGCCATCCCTGCAAGCGGATTGATAAGCTTGTGAGCCAACCGCAATATCAATACTTCTGTAAACAAATCTTCAAAGAGTGTCGGGTCCGTAACTTTCTTGACATACGTAATATTCAGTGTTGAATAATCTGTCAGGATCCTGTCCCCCTGACGTTCCCATCGATCACATGGTAAATCAGAACCATCATCCTCATAGATACCCGTTAGACGGATAAAATCAGACGGTAGATAATATTGATAAGTCCAGCTGTGGTTTGGTGTTACAGCCGAAACAGACGGGTATCCTGCCCCGCAATTCACCTGATAAGTCGATGCCGTACTATATGAATAAACCGTTTCTGATTCGTACGAAACCTCGATACCTTCCCAATAGACTTTTGAGACTGTGGCGTTTGTAATTGTTTCCCCACCAGTAAAGGTTCCATTTTTGTATTTAAGAATGTATTCAGTGTTTGAAGTCACTGTCAGGATAGTCGCTGAAACACCCGATGTAATACCTGTAATCACATCCGCAACGGACCATGCCGCTGTCGGCATTGTATCCAGTGTCATTGTGCTGATGATATAGAGTTCGTCCTGTGTTTCAGCCCAAGGCCATTCATAAGAGCGTATTAGAGAATCTCTTGTTTGCTCGAAATGACGGAGAACAGCAAGGGCTTCAACGGTGGTTTGAGTTGCAAATGTCACTTGTTTGGCGGCAATTCTGTCCAGTGCCGGTCCGATGAAATAGTCAATGTCGTTTTGTGTGTATGCCACATTACACCTCTAAAAATTGGGTAGTGAGTCCGGTCAGGCCCACTACCCTATTGCATGAACAGCAAACAGAAACGAAAACAATCTTTTATTTCAAAGAATCGTTACAGGTTTTGCCTTCTGCGTAGATCATTATTGGTGCGGTTGCAGAAGTAATTAAGACCAACGCAAGGCCGGAATCGCATCGCATCCCTTTACCACCAAATGAAATCGAAAAGAAACCACTTGCCGCATTCAATGGTATTGGGCCTAAATGAAGCGTTGTCATTGTACCATCTGAACCAGAACCGATTGAAACAGTACATGCCGTGGCGCTACGAAACATCAACTTGGTAAGAAAGTGAGAGCTTCCAGAAACAGCGGCTACAACAACTTCTTCGTCTGACGCATCAGCGCTGTACATCGACAGATGGAAGTCTTTCCCGGCACTCGGTAGCGATTGAATTGTGAATGAATTTGTAGTAATCGCCATAATTAAACCTGCCTTTCTTATTCAAGAGACAAATCAATGAACGCAGATTCGCCGTCAGCACCAACTTGGATAACAGTTCCCCAAACGTGGTCGGTTGCAGCGGGTAAACCCACTTGGCCCGCAGCTGCAATAGCCGTAGGATAGCCAGCTTTTTCGCCAACAACCAATGTATCTGTGGTATCCCGAACCATTGCACAAGGACCGCGACGTTGCGCCCAGTAGTAGTTATTCGCTGTCACCGTTAAATTGGGGACACCAACGCAAATACCGGTCAATGCCGTCGGAGCAACAATTACACTGTTGTAAAGGTTCTTGACGACTGTTATATCGGTCGTTGCTATCGTCGCCACGATAATCGGCTCATGGAGCGTCAGAGCCATTACCGTATCGCCAGTAGTCCATGTATTCGTGGCAATCCGATAGTAATGGGCCTCGCCGGTTCCATTGGTAATCAGCAACCACCCATCAACCAAATCACTATCCTCAATACCGCTTGACGTGGCTAAAAGAATAGAAATAGACGTGTCACCAATACTCGTTGTGTAGCCGGTTTGAGCCTCATCGATAGCTTCGGCGGCAATCGCCTCTGACTGGCCCATCAAGCCGGGACTTAACGCTGTTCCACCAGCCAAAGCATAACGCCAGACACGGCCATCACGGGATTCAAGTTTCGTCCCCAAAGCATAAGACTTTGACGCCGATATTTTACCCGGTCCGTGTTCTGGAACACCTACTGTTGGATAGAGAGGGAAATATACATTACTCATAACATACCACCTTTCTATTCGAGGTTAAGGTCAATGAGGGCAGTTTCGCCAGTAGCTGCGACATAGATTGTCCGTCCCCATACATCAGTTGTGATTGCCGGGATGCCTACTGCGCCATCCGTACCATGCGTTCCGGGAACACCAGCAAGAGCACCGACGACAAGTGTATCACCAGCGTCCACAATCATCGCACACGGACCCTTGACCTGCGCCCAGTAGTAGTAATTAATCGTAACAACCATGTTCGTCACACCAACCGCAACACCGGCAACAGTTGTCGGCATAACAACAATGTCACGAGACGTATTCTTGACCAATGTTAACTCTGACGTTGCGTCTGTGGCTGCTCGGATTGCTTCGTACAAATCAATCCGCATAACCGTATCACCCGAAATCCATTCATTGTACCTGATGGGATACATATACCCTTCACCTGTCTCATCCTGCGTGACAAGATAACCATCAGCCAATTCGCCATCACTGATTCCATTCGAGGTTGTCATGATAACCGTAATGCTGGTGTCGCCAATAGACGTAGTGTAAGGGTCTTGGACCTCATCCGCCATATTTGCATTGATGGCCTCGGACTGGCCCATAAGACCAGCGGCCAACTCAACACCACCATTCTTGCAGTAACGGAATTTTCGGTCATGGTTATCTAACAGTCGTTGACCAAGCCGATGATTCTGCGCCGCCGTAGGCGTAAACAACCCCTCTTTGGGATAGCCGACGATGATAGGCGGCGTAGAAAGAACCTGATGTCTGCTTTGTGTTAATTCAGTACCCATAATATAATCTCCTAAAAATGGGTTTTCATTTTTGTTTAATTACGCAGACGTTTTGAGCAACATTTCAATGACGCCCGGACCCTGCAAACGAGTCGAACCGTAGAAGGCTTCTGCGAATGCCTGAATATCATAATTCTCATCGGGCAACGGGTCAACTTTCGTGGTTACATTCTTTGCTGTTGCCAGAAGAACCGCGTCACGTTGCCATGCGTAACATTCGATACAAGCAGTATCTGTCGCATTAACAGTGTATCGCTCTGTCGGCATGAAGATGAATTGGAAACCCATAAAGTCCATGATTTCGCCAGCATACAACGCTTTGATTTTGTTGTATTCATCGCTGCCGACTTTTGCATCCTGTAACAGTTGCCACTTGTTATATGGGTTCATGGTCATATATCGACCATCCTGCGGAACCGTAGCATCGTCCATCAATTCACCGCACAAAGCGATTTTAGCAATCGTAATTGCTGTTTGTGCGGTATCTGAATGATCACTACCAGCGGTAACTATATTGCCATCACCATCAATCAGCCGTGATTCGCCAATGTCATAGTTATTGACACTGATAGTCCCACCCTTGCCAGCATAGGCCGTTCCACCCATTGCCGCGAGAATTTCTTCGTCACCGCCACGATGGATTGCCGCAACGCCAACTTTGAGATAATCACTGTTGGGGTCTTTCATCATGTTAATCTTATCCAGATCAGACGTTGTATCTGACCATGTATAAGAATTGAGCGTACAGCGCCGACGGGTGTGTGGCGTGCTGATGTGCTGCGTCTTTGCACCACGGGCGCGGTTTTTAAGCGCCGATGTTCGCCCGATGAAATCCCAGAACTTTTCTTCGCCGTTCTGCATTTCGTTTCGTACCGATGATTTGAGAAACGGATTCAACTGCTGATAGGTAATCATAAATGAATTGGTGTACTCATTACGGAAAGCTGTGGTTACTTCGTAACTCATAGGACAATCTCCTAAATAGTTTTTAACATCATGTTAAATAACGATTTTCGGCGAATTGTCCTCTTTCGAGGGTTCCCCTGCTTTTTGCGTTGTTGTTCAACGTGCCACTTTTCGGCCTGTCAACGCGGGTTCACAAGGAATTATCCGTGATTTTCTATTATTATATGCCTATAAGAAATAAAAAAGCAACTAATTTCTTATTTTTCAGGGAATTTTTGTTTAAATAGCTTCTCTTTCTCAATCAGAAGGCTATTGTATTTGGTCCGATCTTGAAGTTTTAGCTCTTGCGTTAATTGTGTTCCAATCTCTGCAATTCTCTGGTCAAGGTTCTGTGAGGTTGATCCGTGACCAAGTGATGTATCGACGCCGTTTGATTCAGTATGTGATTTTAGGTACATTGTCGCCACGAAATCAGCAAAATCAGGGTCATTTCCGAACCTTTCCATCAATATATTACGTTCATCGCCTTCTTTTGTGTTCTCTGTAATCGCCATTTTACAGTAATGAAGGCGTGAATCGTAGGCATCACCCCATTTTTCACGCATGGCTTTTTCACCTTCGGCCAACAATACAGGTCCGGCAAGCGGTAGAATTTCTTTATAGAAATCCATCGGGTTTTCTTGCATCGCCTTGTTGCTTTCCTCAACACGCATGGCATCTGCCGCCATAACTGCCGTGAACTGCTCTTTTGAGAGGTTTACGCCATGAAACAACTCTCTGGCCTGATTCAACATCGTATCATCATCGTAATACTGTTTCAGGTTTTCGGGTACTTTGAACTCGTATCCAGCCGGGCTTTCAGGGATATTCATAGCCTCCCTGAATTCTGCAACTTCTTGCGGTGTTGAATTTTCTGACAGCGGGAACACACCCTTGCCCTGCTTGCCAAGCTTTGAATTGAGGTGTGAAATCTGATTTGCAAAATCTTCAACCTTTTTGATTCCAAGCCATGTCGTGTTTTTTCGGTGTTCTTCTGGAACGATTTTATCAATCCATCCTTCTTTCAGTGTTCCATCGGGATTGACAAAGCTTTCGGTGGTTGTTTCTGTTTCAGTAGCGGCTGGCGTTTCAGTGGCTGCGGGCGTTTCGGTAGTGCCAACCATTGTCACCATATTATCCCCGACTGTTTCAACTGCTGGTGTTTCTTCTGTTCCTGTGGCTTCGTCTGGCATTGTTAGATTCCTTTCTTCTCTGTTTCGATTTCTGTTATGCAATCTTCTGTTTTAGGTTCACTTAAATCAGTGTCCACCAAATGCTGAATATATCGGTAAACAAAGTTTGCGCCAAGATTATAACTTGTTTGTTGTGTTGATTCTTCGCAGAATAATGCTTGATTCGTATTACCCCTGCAAATTGATTTTATGGTTTCAAGGACACGGATTCCATGCGGCGTTTCAAACGTTAGCTTTGCGTCCTTGATAAGTTGTTCTTCGTCTTGTTCCATATTATGACACCTCTGCCATCAATGCTTCTGACGGACTTCCGGCCTCTGCTGCACCGGACCCATCTTTATAAGCTTTACCCGCTGCTTGCATCGCCATCATTTCCTTTTGTTCCTGTAAATCCTGTTGTCGCTTCTCTCGGATTGCGGCCTTTTCTTCATCTGTATTCAGGTCGGATTCATTGACGCCAAACGTTGTTGCCATTCTTCGACCAGCCCGATCAGAATTAATCGTGTCGCTCGTAAAGTTTGGTACAACCTGATCCATTGTCATTGAGAATTGAGCAAATCGTTGTAGAGCGTCCGACTGTTGTTCTTGTATCGCCAATGCTAATCGGCCAAGATATTCCACCTTGAAGCCATTACCTAATTCCTCTGGTACTTCTCCGAGTTCATCAAATCGATGATTGTCGTGTAAAATGTGGACACACCGTTCAACGCATGGCGTTAAACATTCATTATAGAAACGTATTGCCGGTAGTACCATTTGTCGATAACCAGAATTGATAAGTTCCTGAATTTCAAGCTGTGTTCGTCTGTCTCCCGTTAAATTATCAAGTGGGGCAAACACAGGACCAAGGAATACATCCCTAATATCGTCACGAGTCATTTCAAGCGTGTCTTTGGTGATAGGGAAGTTCCCGCTAAATGCGCCTGCAAGCGGTTTTACTGAATCCATTTCCATAACTCTATTGTTTGCACCGGGGTAAATCTTTGGTGTACCTTCAAACGAAGATGATGTCTGATAAGGCGGTTTATTCTGCAAATCGGCGCAGAGATTCAACGCTTTCTTCTGGACCTGCAGTTCCTTATCAATCGACAATCCAAAAGCAAACTGTCCATATCCCCATTTTTCCTGACTCGACGTAAGCCATCGTGA